AAAAATTGTCAATATTTTTTATATTTTCTATCCTAGTTGCCTATTCTACTTTAGCTTTCTAGCTTCTATATTTGCTTTATATTCTTGTCTTTTGTTTTTTCTTTACTATTTTCTTTATTTTGTCTTTATCTTTGTCTTATATCTTTTATTCTTTTCTTATATTTTTTTTATTCTTGTTTTATATATTTTTTATTTATTATCTTTTATTCTTTTCTTATATTTTTTTATTTCTTTATACTTGTCTTATATATTTTCTATTTATGCTTTTCTTTTTTTATATTTGGACACTTTGTTTTTTTAGTAGTTAGTCTTTTTTATTTTTGTCCATTTCTGAAAAAAGAGCTCTTTTAGAAGTGGAAAAAGGAAAATATCTTTTTTAGCTTTGTTTACTGGTTACATCATTGGTTAATTGTTGTTGTGTGTGTGGGGGGTTAACAAAATTCCCCCCAAAAAAATTTTTTTATAAATATTTTAAAGAAAGTATTTAACTTAATTATCCCAAAAATTATCTTAATTGATAAAGATATTTTATTGTGTTAAAAAAATAATAAGGGGGTAAATATGGTGTATATAATTAAGGATTATGGTAAAAAAAAGATACAAGAGAAAGCTATTGGGGAATTGTTAGAAAGGGCTTGTAGTAGTAGTAGTAAGCCAAAGTATGATGAGGTAATGGAGAAAGCAAGGGCTCATGCTAAGAAGGTAGAAGAAGTATTAAGAAGTATGGGGATAGAAATGATAAATAAGATAGAAATCAAAAAACCTTCTGATTTAGATAAAGTAGCAAGGCCACTGGAGGGTCAGGGGTTAGATGTAATAGATAAGGGGCAATTAAAAGAGGCTTTTATAGATGTTAAGGTTAATAAAAAGAATTATTATGATGTTCAAGTTGGTGGAATAAAGAAGAGATGAAAAAAAGTTTAAGAGTAATAGAGAATTTAAATATATTTCCTTATGATGATAAAGAAATTTTAGATTTTAGAGATGGTTGTTTATATAACATAGAATTAAGGCAACAAAAGTATAAAGAGTTAAGAAGTGTATTGTTTGATAATCAGAAAAAGAATTCTATAAGCAAGACTATTGATGATATAGTTTCTCTTATATATCTTCCAGATAATATTATTTTTGATATAATTATTGACCCTGATAAAGAGGAATTAGTAAACAATAAACTTCAAAAGAAGATAGACAATTTAAACAAACTGTTAAATGAGAAATTTATTCGTGATGGAATAGATATAGAAATTTATGAATGGTTGTATTGGGCGTGTGTTTATGGGACTTATATAGTGAAGACAATACTTGATGGTGATAAAATTGTGTTTAAGGGAGTGTCTCCATTTGATTTTGCTGTATATTATGAAGACAATAAAAGTCTTAATAAAGACCAGATATTCTGTCATATAGCAAGGATACCTATTCATGTAGCCAAAAGAAAATATCCAGATGCTAATTTTTTGCCGACAGTAACACCTCCAGTAAGGCAAGATACTTTTCTTGATTTAGTAATATCTCAAAATCAACAAACAGGGCAGTTTAATGTAGGGTTTATATCAGCTAAAGATAATGAAGTTTTGGTGCCAAAAGCAATTGGTGAATATGTAGAGGTATATGAAATGTGGTTTTGGGATTATGATAGAAAAGATTGGTTTATGGCTCAAATAGTTGGAAATAAAATATATAAATCAGTTAATCCATTTATTCCAAAAGAACATCCATTTATAGCTTTTACTCCAATTCCGATAGAAGGGTTTTTTTGGGGATTATCTGAAATGCATTATTTGATATATCTTTTTAACACAATAAAAAATGAAACAGATAGATTAAACAAAATAGAAGACTTACTTTCTTCTCCGCCATTAGTTGTATATGGCATTTCTGGTGGAATTGAAGCACAAGAAATGCAAGTTAAATTAAAACAAGCTGGTAGTGTAATTGAAATAAACGACCCTACTGCTAAATTTGATTTCTATTTGCCTAAATTAGACCCTGCTATTGTTTTTAATTCTATTAAACATTATAGCGAAGAATTTAGAGAACAATCAGGTATTATAGGAGTTCTTAGCGGTAAGTCTATGCCAAATGTAAGAAGCGCTTCTTATGCAAGCATACTTGCTCAATTTGCATCAACAGTATTAAAGAAAAAGGCATTAAGAGTAGAAGCATTTATAGAAGAAATAATGACAATGCTTGCTAATTGTATTGTCTATACAGATACAAATTATAAAGAATTGTTAAATATTCCTTTTAGAGTTGATGTATTTGCGCATACTTCTTCCCCAATAACATCTTTGGCATATCAAGAAATGATATTAAATCTTGCAGGGGCTAACATAATTCCACCAGATGTTGTTGTTGATTTATTGCCTATTCCAAGAAAAGAAAAGATAAAAAAATACATGCAACAAAAAGCTTTGGTAGAAATGCAAAATGAAGACAAGAAAGAACAGGAAAACAAATAGAGGCTCAATGAAAAGGAGCTTAAAAGTGTATAAAAGATTTACACGGAGAAAAGGGACACTCCGATGAGCAGTATTTTAAAAAATTAAAAGGAGATTTATAATGCCAAGAGGAAAAGGAAGAAAGAAAGGTAGAAAAGGACGTAAATCTAAATAACTAACAGCCTCATCTGGAGTGTCCCTTAAATAAAAAGGAGGTAATAATATGCCAAGTGTTTTAGAACAATTAGGTATTGATACTAATTTATCAGCTCCAGCTGGTGGTGAAACAGGATTAAACAAAGAAGCCGAACCTAATAAAGCTATGCCAGTTACAGAAGCAACTCAACCAGCTAAACTAAGTTCTTCTAAAGAAATAGCTGAAACAATAATAGCTGGGGCTATAATAGCCTTAGAACAGGTAGTTGCTATTTATGGATATACAACAGAAGAAGGCAAAAAAATAGCAAGAGCCATAGATAATTTATCTTCTGTTGTCCCTGAAAGCAAAATTAAAGAAGTGCAGGGACAATTAGGTAGCGTATTAGGTGGTAATATGTTAGCAATGCAACCATTAGCAACACCACCAACTGGTATGCCAATTAGTGGAATGCCATCTATATAAGGAGAAATAAAAAATGGCAAAAGCAAGAATATGTTCAAATTCATATTTTTATGGGGATTCAATGTTAGCAACAACGATAAAAAATACTAAAGCTATAAGTTATACATCAGTAAATTATGATTTTATTATGATAGAGGTAATGTAAATGCCTATACCTTTACCATATATTTTTCAAAATTTAAATATTTCTAACTTACAGGATGCAAGAGATAGCAGAGGAGATGTTGTAGGTAAAGCTGTTCCTGCTAGCTATCTTGATAGTAATTTTAGCCAGCTGGCAAATATAGTGACAGTATCTTCTACTGCTCCTACTCCAAGTTATGCAGGGCAATTATGGTTAGATACTTCAACGTCTCCTCCATTGATTAAACAATGGGATGGTTTTGCATGGCAATCAAGAGTAAGTAATGCTGATAATTCTGATAAGGTTGATAATTTTCATGCAAGCCAAACACCATCTGCTAATACAATAGTTCCTCTTAATGCAGATGGAATTTTAGACTTAAGCGAAACTTATGTAAAAAGCAATGTTTATACCTTCAGAAGAGTTGATTTAACTAACGCGACAAATGATTATAATTTGCAAGTTGGAGAAGAAGCTATAATTTATTTTGACACAACTCAAAGCACAACTAAAAATTTAAGAATAGCAACAAACGAAGGTTTATATCAGATGTTCATTTGGGCAAAGTATGATACAAGTATAAACAATAATCAATGTATTTTATATCCAAACAATCAAAGTTATAGTAATGCTTTTAAGATTATAGGGCTATGGTTAAACGAGGAAACATCTTTAGGTTATGGAACAGATACAATCTCGGGCTTTTTACTTGGAAGGATAATAGAAGGTGGTTTGTTGTTGTGTTTTTTTTCAACATACAGATTAGGTAAGTTTATGATAGCGTGGCATAAAGTAGTCGGTAGTGTATCGCATGGTCGTTTGTATCATTTTGTCCAAAGGTGGGACGATACTACAACTCCTTGGTCAAGTTTAGGAACCATAAATGTAGAAAATTCAAGTAACGGAACCTTAATTATTTTAGTTAAGAGGTTACTGTAATGAAAGTCTATGCCTTTATCCATCCAGACCTTAAAATTCTTTGTTGTGCGTTGTTACCAGAAGCAGTTCCTGAAGGTGTTGAATATGTTGAACTTGAAGTAGAAAATCCTGATGACGTTATTCTTGATAACGGACAAATTAGGTTAAAAACGAAAGCAGAAAAACTTGAAGAAGAAAAGAGAAAAAAACTTACAGAATTGAAAAACTATGTAGCGAGACTGCTTGAACCAACTGATTATGTAATCATAAAAATTGCGGAAGCACAAGCAAAAGAATATACAGATGAGGTGGAACAGCTTAAACAAAAATACGTAACACAATTTCAGCAAAGAAAAGCAATAAGACAGTGGAATGAGCAAATGAAGCAAGTCATACAAAATTCACAAACAATAGAAGAATTAAGGAGTGTAAAAATTGAACTGGTTTAACAATCTATGCCATTTGCTTTACGAGCACAAAATATAAAAAAGCAAAAGATGGAAAAAAGAAAAAAACTAAAAGGAGGAAATTTATGGAAAACCAGTTTTTACTTGGAATTTTTATAGGAGTAATAGTATTTGTAGTAGGCAATTTATTGCTTGTTGGAATTAAAGGAGAAAATAAAAAAGTTAATAATAATACTTTTATAGCATGCGTTGATGCTTTAAACAAAAGACTTGATATAATTGAACAAAGAATTGCAAGATTAGAAGAATTACTTTTGAAAGGAAAATAAAATGATACTCGGTGCAATATTAGGTTTAGCAGGTTCATTTATTCCAGAAATTATCAAAATATTTAAATCTAGATTAGAACATAAACAAGAACTTGAGTTGCTTGAAATGCAACTAAAATATCAAAAAGAAATGTCTGAAATAAAAATGCAAGAAGCTAGGTTATTGGCACAAATAGAGCTAGATAAACAAGTATATCAATATGCTCCCATAACAGAAATAAAAGTAACAGGAAAAACTTGGTTAGATGCTTTACAAATATTTGCAAATGTATATAATCAAACAGTTAGACCAACAATAACTTATATTGTTATAGGAGCTTGGTTAGCATTAAAATTTGCAATGTGGCAACAAGCTGGCGGAACTCTTGAAGCTATACCAAAAGTGTGGACAGAATATGAAAGCGATTTTGTAAGTGCTATTATTACCTTTTGGTTTGGGTCTCGTGCTATGATGCGGACTTTTGGAAAGGTAAAATGACTAAAAAATGTGTAGAATTGGTAAAGAAATACGAAGGTTTCAGAGTAGTTCCATACCTTTGTCCAGCAGGATATCCAACAGTGGGTTACGGGCATGTTATTACGAAAGGAGAAATATTACAGTATCCAATGAGCAAAGAATTTGCAGAACAACTATTGTTACAAGATTTGATAAAAACAGAAATGCTTATTAGACCAATGATAAAAGTTGATATACATCCATATATGCTTGATGCCTTAGTTAGCTTTAGCTTTAATGTTGGTGCTTATGCTTTCAAATCATCAACATTAAGAAAAAAGCTAAACAGTGGAGAATGGTATGAATGTGCAGAACAGTTTTTAAGATGGGTATATGCAGGAGGCAAAAAGCTAACAGGGCTTATTAAAAGAAGACAAGAAGAAAGAGAATTGTTTTTAGAGGGGGTAAATCTTTATGGCTAATACTTTATATCCAAAATTTAAAGAAGCATTGTTGATGGGACAAATAAATATGATAAATGATACTATTAAAGCTATGCTTGTTAAAACAGGATATACTTACAATCCTGCACATCAGTATTTATCAAGTGTATCAAACTACAATAATGGTAGAAGTTCAGCTTTAACAAATAAAACAGTTACAGATGGTGTTTTTGATGCAGATGATATTCAAATAACAGCTATATCGGCAACACAGGTTATAGCAATTGTTTTATATAAAGATACTGGAAATGATAATACTTCACCATTAATTGCTTATCTTGATAATGTATCTGGAATTCCTTTTACCCCAGCAGCAAATGGAATAGTGCAAATAATATGGGACAATGGGAATTATAAAATATTTAGCCTATGAGCAATTATTATTTATTTCCAGAACAGATTTATAACAAAGGAAATTTTGAAGGATTAATATTCCAAGCTAATAATGGAGTTAATCTAATTTTTCAGAATTCTTCTAGTGTTAATTTAATAGATGGCAAATATTATTTGCAAGATTTAACAGGACAGGAAATTTTAAATCTCTTACAATATCCAGCAGGGTTATATTTAACTCAATTAGGCAGTCATTTATTACAATTACTTTTACTTTCACAAGGATATTCTTTTACTAATTATGGTTATCATAATTTAATTTTATGGTTGCTATTAGTTTCTTTTATAACCACTCAATATGGGTTAGATATGATAAAGATTGCAAGCCATGTAAATGTGCAAGGAGCTAATTACGTTAGCAAATCTACATCAAAGGCAAGTTATAATAATCTAGTAACTATGTATAAAGCTAATTATAGTAGCAAATTTACATCAAAAGCGAGTTACAAATTAACGCATGTTGAAAAAGATTATTAATTGTGTTAATTAAAAGTAAAGGAGGTGATAAAAATGTTAGGAAAATCAAAAAATATGGGAAGAAAAATGCCTGCACAGGTTGACCAGGCAAAAGATTTTCTTGGTGTTGACCTTAATCAGGACCCTAAAATAGGTTTTCATCCTTCTATAACAAAAAAAGAAACAAGAAAAAAAAGGAGGTAAAAAGTAATGGAAGATTTTGATATTGAAGAAGCATATAACAGATTAAAAAATGAATATGAACAATTAAAACAAGCTTATGCTGGATATGAAATGGGGTTTAAAAAGGCTTATGAAGACCCAGAATTACGACCACATTTAAAGAAAATTGGAGAAAAAATTGGAGTAATTATTGATGACCCACCACATGAAAAGGCTTATAAAAAAGAGATTGAAGAATTAAAGAAACAGCTTGAAGAAAAAGAGGCTAAAGAAAAAGAAGAAAAAGCTAAGCAAAAACAAGAAGAGTTTATAAAATTACTTGCAAAATATGGAGTAACGACAGATGCTGAGTATCAAGATTTTCAGAAATTTATTCAAGAAAACGGTATAATTCCATCAACACAAAAAGGATGGGAAAAAATGTTGCAGGATTACAGGCGTGCAAAAATAGCACAGCCAACATACCAAAGACCAACATTTAAAAACAAAATAGGAGAAGATTTTGCTAAAAAGCCAGAAGAAGCTTTATTTAAAGCTCATCTGGAGGCATTAGGATTAAAACAATAGGAGGTAAAAAGATATGTCAATAGGATTTAATTATGCAACACCATATGGAATGTATCCCCCTACTGATGCAACAGGGGCAAAAGACTATCTTAAC